AAAATTATGCTGAGTGTAAACATCTCCAGAGTTGTAATTAATTGATAATGGTCTTTTTTCATTCCATCCACCATAAGGATCACCATCATTTGTCATTAACACATCATAGTTATCTCCATCAAACCGCCAAAAAAATCCTTTATTGTTAGCAATAATTCTGTAGTTATTATTACGTGAGGTCCAGGCTTCGCCCTTCAACTCCCCGCCAGTAACCGGAAAAGCCCCGACATCGGCCGCGCTTAGCCCGTTTTTTTGCGCCAGGCTTCCCAGGCCAAGGTTGGTGCGCGCCTGTGCGGCGCTGCCGAGATCAGCCAGGTTTTTGCCGCTTTGCAAATAGCGATTGTCGAGCTGCGAGGTTGAATTATTGAGCAGCGCTTTCAGCAGCGTCGCCTGCAAAGCTGCCGTGTCGCCATTATCCAGCACGTCGTTGCCTGACTTATCCGCCATAAAGCTGGCCACCACGGAGGCAATCGTCGACGCCTGACGCCAGACCTTATTCAGCTGTTCGCTTCTGGCGATGCCGCTTTCAAAACCCTTCTCTACCGCCTCCAGCTTCTCAAACTCCTCCTGCGACAGAACATTAGCCTCCTCGCCCGTCGCAAAAGGTTTAAAATCATTTTTTGCCATTTTATTCTCCGTTAATTTCATAATTGACCGTTACGCCGGCAGGCTTCACCGCGAGATAGCCCTGCTTAATAATTTCTTTGGTCACGTTTGAGAGTTTTTTTGCCGTCACATAAACCGTTACCGTCATATCCTGGTTGTCGGTAAAAGTGATATTGATATCCTGATTGCTATAGATCTCATGAAGTATTTCAGGCAGCGTGTCCGCGGTGCCATCCCACTTATTGGCGCCGATTTTGGCGCGCAGCATGGTGCGATAGTCTTCATCATCTACCCTTATAACGCCGGTATCGGGTTCATACCTGCCTTTCCAGGTTCCCAGATCAAAGCCCAGCGAAGCTTTATCAAAAGTGAAGAAGTAATCTTCAATCGGCGCATTAATGCTTCTGCTACGCCCTATCCATTCGCCTAATATATCCAGCTGTGCGCCCGTGGCGTTATCGAGATCGAGCGCAGTGATGATTTCAGATAAGGCGTTGGCAATTTCTTCCTGTGGCCGCGTCGACAGGTCGATATGCGCGACATAGAGCGGTTTATCCCGATGAGAGTTGGTGATTAAATCGGTGTATTTGCTCATGATGTCACCGTGACAGTAATATTATTTACATCACAGCTCGCAAATTCTTTATAGCCGATGGCGATATTCGCTGATGATAATGCAGACTCGCTGCTGCCCAGCTGTAAATCAAGAATGTCATAGAACTGACTGTCGGTGCTGTCCACGCCTGCCGTCAGGTTGGCTGGCGAATAGAGACGGCTGATCAGTACGCTATTGCCGATGCCGAGATTGTTAATCCACGCGGCGATGGTTTTTTTGATCTTCTCCGCAATTGGGCTGGTATAGCCGGGAAGCGCTTTCAGCTCCAGCTTCAGATAAACCGGCACCGCCGTTGGGCGTGAAAAGCTAATCGCCTGCGGTGTGCCATAACTGTCGGCTATAACAAGCGTGGTGTTACCGTAAGTGCCCACGCCCAACGATTTCTTTTTACGGATGACTTCCGCGATGGCTGTCGCGTCGCCGCCTTTTACCACGGCGGAAACGGTATGCGCCGGCAGGCCATTGGCATCGGTCACGTTGGTGTCATTCTGGTATAGCTTGTGTTCAGTAACGCCTGCGATATTTGACAGTGCGCCATCCAGCGCGTCAAAGGTGGTCAGCGCCGTTAAAGCAACGCTTTGCGCCTGACGAGTGCGTAATTCCGCATCGGTTTCCGCCGCGCTTCCTGTGGCGGCCGCGCTTAAGTTGGTGACCGTCATCCAGCCGCGCGTCGGCGTGTTGATCTGGTTCACTGAACCGGCCACCGCGGCAACCGCGCCTGCCGCCGCGCAGGTTGCCGTCACCGTCACCTTGCCGCTGGTATCGATAATCACCGTCGCCGGAAGATTCCAGATCACGTTATTGCTGTCTCTGACCGAGCCATTAACGACAGTGGTGCCTGGCGTACCCGTTAATACCAGGTCAACGGTGGAGTTGGTCGCCGCTTTGCGCACGATACCGTTGATTTTGACATTGCGCGTCAGCGCATCGCCACTGGCGGTCGAAGGCGAAAACGAGTTGTAGCAGGCTATCGCCATATTGTTGGCGTCATGGATGGCCAGCGCCACAATCGCTACCATCTGCCCGTCTTTGCTGTCCGGTTCCAGATAAGCATCCGAGCCGTAGATCTGTCGGAAATAGTTGGTCAGCGTGCTGAGGAGGGTCTGATAATCAGGCGCGCTAATCCCCTGGGCCGTTATCGTCGCCGATAACCCCAGTCTGTCTGTGCTAAGAGCCATTATGCCTCGCTTGTTACTGTCGTCGTGCCGTACCGGGTCTCGACGGTTACCGTGATGACCGCCCGGCGAGAGGATGGGGAAAAAGTGGATTTAAAGGCAAGGATGGAGGTAACGCCTTCCGTCGCCAGAATGTGCTGGCGTAACACCAGCTCCATCGCCTGCGAGTTCTGCTTGCCGGTCAGCGACTGCAGCCAGGGCGTGCCCTGCGTCGTATCCAGAAACCATTGCCCGTACCATAATTGCAGACGGGTTTTAATCGCCTGCGCCACGCATTCGGGCGAATTAACCAGAAAGGCGTCATCGCCTTTGCCAAAGGTATAATCGCCGCTGCTGTCTTCTCGTCGATATCTCATTGTGCTCCCTTTGTATAACTGCCGCCGCTCTGGACGCCGCCATGAACGTGACCGACCTGGCTGATGCCGCTGGCTATCTGATCGCCCGATGAAGTGATTTCGCCGTTAACCTGCAGATTGCCGTTTACCGTAAGCTGTGAGGTGGTGATATTGACCTCGCCGCTTTGCTTTAGCTCAATAAAGGCCTGGCCTTCATCGGTGCGAATCTGCAAAGCGTCAGTGCTGATAGCGCCGATTTTCTCTTTTTGCGACTGCGGGCCGACCAGCGCGAAGCCGTCCGACAGATCGTGCTGGCGCGGGTCCACCGGCTCCTGCACGCCGCCGCTCTGCCACCAAAAATCAATACAGCGATCGCTGAAGATAACCAAACATTCATCGCCTGCTCTGACCGGAAACGTGATGGTGCAGCCGCCGCCTCGCGGAAACACCACGGGAACATCCACCAGCAGCGGCAGCGCCAGCGAAACAGGCTGGCCGTGCGTATCCAGCACGCTTCCTTTGATCGCGGGCTGCACCACGCAGGTAACGGCTTCAGGATCGAAAGACTGAATAATGCCGGGTAGAGCGACCCGCAGCGTTGAAAATATTGAGTCTGCCAGCGCCTGATAGGCCTGAGCGGCTCCGGCAGTCGCTGGTTTTATAGAAATGGCCATAAAAACTCCCAACGATCCGTCGGGGATCGCGTTTAAAAGATTATTTTTCCGCAGAGGCTTTAATTGATTTCTGTTGATCCCGTACGATGCCGGTTATTTTCATATTCCACTCTGTGCCTCTGGTATCGCCTGAGTAAGTAATACCTTTAACAATATAAACGCCGTCGGTAGCAATTTTTTTCTTCCTCTCCTCCTCTTCTTTCTTTTGCGCTGCTTCGCTGCTCGCTTTTTTTTCGTCGCTACCTGCAGGCTTGTTATTTTCTTCGCCTTTGTTTCTGTCCTCCGTTAATTTTATTTCGTCAGTCATGCGTTTCAGGGCAGCCTGATTGATATGAATAAGACCATGCAGTCGAATATCAGGATTAATCAGACAATTTATTTCAATGCCGGTCGTCGTTAGTGTCGGGGTACTGATAAGTCCGCTCTGGCTGTTAAGGGTAATAATCTGTTCCAGATAGTTTTCTTCCGGCACCAGCTGCAGTTTACCATCGACAAATTGCCAGCTGGCCCGGCACTGTTCGGCAACGTTCCCGATAACCTGGCTGGCTTTCTGATAAAGCACGCGGCCGCGCGGATAGCGCGTTGTGGGCATTTCACCCGTTACGCCGCCGGTGATGCCATAGGGATGGAAACTTCTTAGCGTCAACTCATAAATTTTTCTGGCGTCATAGCCCGCGGCCACGGTCGCCGTCACTATGGCTTCCTGCTCCGCCTGATGCCCGTCGATCGCCTGAATGACCAGCGTATTATCAGCCCCTTTCCCGGATTCACCAATATAAGCAAAGCGCAGGTCGCCGCTGAAGATTTCGCCATAGTTACGGCCCCCGATCTGGCCGCTTTTTTCTACGGGATAAGACTTGCCGACGTCGCTCTCCTTTATAATATCCACTGTTGGCCCGGCATAGCCGGCTATCACTTTTAATCTTTTATAGACGCCATTCATAATGGCATTACGCGTGCTCGGGCTGAGATTGTAAAGGGTGATATTGGCCGTGCTGCCATTACTGTTCACCGAGGTGGTAATAGTAAAAGAGACTTTGAAGTCGCTAAGTCTGAGAAAGTTATCCTGATTTACTTCCAGAATAAGTTCAAAATAACGCATCCAGTTGAGGCTCATGTCGCCTCCGTCACAATACAGAGATGCGCGGCGTAACCGAGATCGAACTGGCCCGGCGCTTCATTTAAAACGGAGTCCGACACCACCCACAGGCCAAAATCAAAGCGGAGCCAGGCGTATTGCGCCAACAAATTAACACCCGTGACCAGCGGTATGCCGGTGATAATATCCGTGCCGTTTTCATCCTGAATATCCAGTATCCAGTTTATTTCCCGCCACAGAATGCGCATTTTATAGTTGGTGTTATTAATGGAGATAGCAAACCGTTGATTATCCGGCGACAGAGGAATTTCCATAATAGCCATCAGCCGCTTCCTCCCTGCAAGGTAATGTTTTCGGGGCCAGGTTTGACCGCCTTTCTGCCGTTGTTTTCTACCATGCTGGTTGTCACGCCCTGCGCCATATTTTCTTTCGGGGCGATAGCGACAAGCTGGGTTTGCGTAACCATCACTTCGGTCAGCTTCAGCGTAGCGAAAAGCACGTTTTCACTGCTTTGATCCGTGGTAACGTCCAGCGAGGTGATAACCATATTGTTATAGAGCCGCTTACCGGTTACCACATCCAGTAATTCCGCTTTTCGCTGCATGTCCCGCAGCGCCTGGTAGATCTCTGTCGGGCTATAACCCCAGCGG